AAGCTAAACAGATTGAGGTTGAGCAACAACGTGTGGCAATGCAAGGCAAAGTTGAGGGAGCTAGAGCAGTTCTCCAAAACTCTACCCAAATAAAGAGCGCCAAACTTAATGCTGGTGTTGCGTTGTTAAAAGATTTAGCTGCCCACCAACATGGTGAAAAAACACAAAACAAGCAGTTGATAGCACAAGGTATAGACAATGCCCACAAACATGCTAATGCTCAAACACAAATGGAGCAGCAGCTAGAACTAGCCAGACAATCGGCTAAACAAAAACCAAAACCCTCTGAAGGAGAATGATGGACAGAAATCTAGAGTTTCTTTTAAGTGAGTACAAAGACCGGATGCAGATGTTACAAGAAGCGCTTGCGCACGGGAACTGTAAAGACTTTGAAGAATATAGGTATATATGCGGACAGTTACGAGGACTTGAATCCGCATGTTTAATAATCACAGACCTCGAACAACGAATGGAGCATTCTGACAATGAATGAAGCCTTAGATTTATCCCAAGCAGTAGATCTAGCACAAGTTCTAGATAAAGCAGCAGAAGAAAAAGCAACACAACTACCAAAGCCGCAAGGCTACCGTATCTTGTGCGCAGTACCCGAAGTAGAAAAAGAATACGAAAGCGGACTTATCAAAGCTGACGCTATTGCAAAACGTGAAGAAATGCTGGCAACAGTACTATTTGTCGTTGAGCTTGGCCCAGATTGCTACACCGATAAAGAACGCTATCCAACAGGGCCTTGGTGCCAAAAAGGAGATTTCGTAATCGTAAGACCTAACGCAGGCACCCGCTTGCTAATTCATGGTCGTGAGTTCCGCATGATTAACGAGGATACAGTAGAAGCTACAGTCCTTGACCCACGCGGCATTAAACGTTCTGACTACTAAGGAGCCGAACAATGGCTGATTTTGAAAAAGTTGAATTTGAGTTTCCCGATGAAATTGAAGCTAAGGGTAAACCCGAAGAAGAAACAGTAAACCAAGAAGCTAAGGGTAAACCCGAAGCTGAATTCGAGATTGAAATCGAAGACGATACACCCAAAGAAGCTCGTCAAAAACGACCACCCATGCCTGCGGAAGAAGTTGAAAAGCTACGTTTAGAAGTAGACGAACTTGACAACTATAGTGAAGAAGCTAAGGTCAAGCTCATCAAGATGAAGAAAGTCTGGAATGATGAGCGACGTGCTAAAGAAGCGGCGGAACGTGAACGGCATGAGGCAATTAATGCTGCCCAACGTCTGCTAGACGAAAACAAGCGTATCAAGAGTATGCTTTCAAATGGCGAAAAAGAGTATGTAGACGCCATGAAGAATTCTGCTGATATGCAACTTGAAATTGCTCGAAAAGCGTACAAAGAAGCTTATGATTCTGGCGACGCTGACAAAGTAATGGAAGCACAACAGCTTATGACTGATGCTGCTTTAAGGCTTGACAAAGTTAAAAACTTTAAACTGCCGCCTTTACAAGAAGAACGATTTGAGGTAAAAAGAGAGGAACAGTACCAATCTCCGCCAAAACCAGACGCTCGCGTTATGGCTTGGCAGGACGAAAATCCTTGGTTCGGACAGGACGAAGAGATGACTGCATCAGCCTTAGGCTTACATGAAAAGCTTAAACGGCAAGGAGTCGTGATTGGATCTGAACAATATTACGCTACGTTGGACAAAACAATGCGGAAACGCTTCCCAGAGCAATTTGAGGATGCGGAAGAAGTGGCGGTAAAAGCTAAGGAAGACAATCCCCCTAAAGCCAAACCCAGCACGGTAGTAGCGCCTGCAACCAGAAGCACTGCTTCTAAAAAAGTCAAATTAACAACGACACAAGTAGCGTTGGCAAAGAGACTAGGTTTAACCCCAGAGCAATACGTCCGTGAACTTTTGAAAGTGGAGGCCTAAAATGGCTAGTAATAAATTAAGTCGTGAAATTGATACCCGAGAACTTACTGAGCGTCCTAAACAGTGGCGCCCACCAGAGCTTCTCCCTGAGCCGGACAAAGAGGCTGGATATTCGTACCGTTGGATTCGTGTTTCGATGTTAAATCAAGCTGATCCCCGTAATCTTTCATCAAAATTGAGAGAAGGTTGGGAACCAGTAAGAATCGAAGAACAACCCAAATTTAAACTGTTAGTTGATCCAGATGGTCGCTTTAAGGACAATATCGAGATTGGCGGGTTATTACTTTGCAAAACCCCAACTGAATTTGTAGAACAACAGCAAGCTTATTATGCTGAAATGACACAGAAACAGACTGAGGCTGTAGATAATAATTTAATGCGTCAAAGCGATGCACGGATGCCTATTTTTAAAGAAAGTAGATCTTCGTCCAGCTTTGGCAAAGGTAAATAAATTTTAGGAGATTTCAAATGGCATATCCAACAGTACCCGGTCCATACGGGTTTAAGCCTTTAAATCTTATTGGTGGTCAAGTTTTCTCTGGTTCGACACGCAACATTCCGATCCAGTACGGCTTTGGCACTAATATTTTTTATGGCGACGTAGTAGGTATTGCTCGCGGTTTCGTAACACGCACAGTTGTAACTACTGGTGGTACTTCTACCACTGGTGCAGCTGGTAACGGAATTGTAGGCGTATTTTTAGGTTGTTCTTTTACTAACCCAGTTACTAAGCAAAAGACTTTCAGCCAATACTGGCCTGCAAATACTTTAGCTGGTGACGCAGTTGCTATCGTGACTGACGATCCTGACACAATTTTCAAATCTGCTGTCGTTACATCTCAAGGTGGTACCACTATTGGTTCCGCTGCGACTTCAATGATCGGTTTGAACATTGCTGGCTCTGACTTAACTGGTTCTATCAACAACGGTGATTCATACAATGCTGTATTAGCTTCTTCTGCTGCTAACACTGGCACATTGCCTTTCCGTATCGTTGACTTGGCTCGTGATTCAGCTACCTCTTCAACATCTACCTTCACCAGCATTTCTACTGCTACTATTACTTGCGCTGCTATTCCTGTAGCTTTGCCAGTTGGTACAGAAGTAGGTTACATTGCTGCTAACGGTCAATATGTTGGTACAGGTTCTTGGGTTTCTACAGCTGCTACTGCTGGTGCTACTTCAGTTGTTTTGAACAGCGCTCCTGTAACAGTTAACAGCCCAACAGGCACTGCATCTACAACCATGACAATCCCTGCATCAAGCACATTGGTGTTTACTCAGTATCCAGAAGTATTGATTAAGTTCAACTTCGGTAACCACGAGTACTACAACAACACTGCTTCTGCAGCTACACTTTAATTAAGGAGCTATAAATGGCTATTTCACGCGCACAACTACTGAAAGAGTTGCTCCCCGGACTGAATGCATTGTTCGGATTAGAGTACGCTCGCTATGGTGAAGAACACAAAGAGATCTACGAAACTGAGACTTCTGAGCGTTCTTTTGAAGAAGAAACAAAACTGTCCGGCTTTAGCGCTGCACCAGTCAAGGGCGAAGGTTCTGCAATCGCTTACGACAACGCGCAAGAAGCATGGACTGCACGTTACAACCACGAAACAATCGCTTTGGGCTTCAGCTTGACTGAAGAAGCTATCGAAGATAACTTGTATGACTCGTTATCCGCTCGTTACACCAAAGGCTTGGCTCGTGCTATGGCTTATACCAAACAGGTTAAAGCTGCTGCTGTATTGAACAACGCTTTCTCTGCTGCTTATACCGGTGGCGATGGCGTATCATTACTCAACAGTGCACACCCATTGGTAAACGGTGGCTCAAACGCCAACACTCCATCTACTCCTGCTGACTTGAACGAAACTGCGTTGGAAAATGCTGTTATTCAAATCGCTGCTTGGACAGATGAGCGCGGCCTCTTGATCGCTGCTAAACCACGTAAGTTAGTTGTTCCACCTGCACTCCAATTCGTTGCAACTCGTTTGCTCGAAACTGAATTGCGCGTTGGCACAAACAACAACGACATCAATGCAATTAAGAACAACGGTTCTGTTCCAGAAGGTTACACAATTAACCACTTCTTGACCGCTACCAATGCTTGGTTCTTGACAACTGATGTACCTAATGGTTTGAAGCACTTCGAGCGCACACCACTCCAGAATTCTATGGACGGTGATTTCGATACAGGTAACGTTCGTTACAAGTCTCGTGAGCGTTACAGCTTCGGTTGGTCTGATCCACTAGGAATCTACGGTTCTTACTAAGAACTAACCCCCCAAGCGGTTTCGACTACTTGGTGCAGGCCCCGCTCACAAGGCGGGGCTTTGCTTTTATAGGACAGCTAAATATTTTTTAACTGCTTCTACAACACTACCCCAATCACCTAGTTTTGGTTGCCGGAACTGCGTTAAGGTTGGGTACCAAGGGCTATCATTACGATCAATAAGCCAACGCCAACAAGTATCAAAACGATTAAGCATCCAAGTCTGTTTTCCCATAGCTGCAGCAAGATGGCAGGTAGATGTATCAACACAAATAACTAAATCAAGACATTCAATAAGCGCTGCAGTGTCGCTAAAATTTTTAAGCTCGGCTGTGTAGTTAATTAATCTATCTTTATACTGAGAACTAGCCAGCTCGGTTTCCGCAGGGTCACCTTTTTGTAGCGAATAAAATTCAACATCTACATCAAATAGAGGGCCTAACTTATCTAGCGAAATATTACGACGTTCATTTACAGCCCACACTTCTGGCTGGTCTGGCCTATAGCCACCTGACCAAACTACGCCGACTCGTTTCTTTTTCTTTGGGCCAAGTTTATGCTCCCAGTATGTAACTTTAGTAGGGTCTGCTTTTAAATAAGGTTCATTAGGTATTAGGTCTAAGCTAGTTGTACCAAATGCTAACGGTAAACTCATAATAGGTACTTGGAAGTCAAAATAGGGGGTCTTATCCCCTGGAGTAACAAGCAAGTCAACGCAGTCCTCTAAAGCGTACGAGACAAGTTCAAGCAAAGGTTTTTCTATTCCAAGAACAATAGTAGCCCCTAGCGCTTTAGCTAATTTAGCATAACGGCAAAACTGCAACATATCTCCAAGACCTTGCTCACCATGGATAAAAAGAACTTTGCCTTTAATATCTTCTTTACCTAGCCATAGCTTTTCGTGAATACGCCGAGGGTATACAGTCCTTTTCCAACGCCACTCATGCTCTTCCCAAGCGGTATCATACTTACCCAGTAATAATAGACATAAAGACCGATTAAACCGAGCATCTTCTAGGTCTGGCTTTATTTCAATAGCTTTGTTGTAGTCCTCTAAAGCTTCTTCAACCCGCATAAGGTTTTGCAATACTAACCCACGGTTGTTATAAAAAGCTTCAACATATTTAGGGTTTTGGTTTATTCCGGCTTGATAGCAACTTAGCGTATCTTCCATTCTGTGAAGTTTTTGTAAAGCAATGCCTTTGTTATTGTAAGCTTCTGGAAATTTTGGTTGTAGGGCTAAAGTTTTATCGTAAAGGGCGATTTCTTCTTCAATCTTGTGCAAACTACCCATAACAATACCTTTGTTATAGTAAGCTTCAGCGTAATTGGGGTTTAGTTCAATAGCTTTGTCAAAGTCATCTATAGCCAATTCTGATTGTTTTAGGGCTTGAAATAAGTTAGCCCGGTTGTTATAAGCAACAAAATTAACAGGATTTAACTTAATAGACTCGTTAAAAAACCCTAAAGCAGCAATATATTGTTTAGCCCCAGCTAGAATTACCCCCAATAAATGCAAGGCATCAGAATGATTTGGGCTAAGTTTTATGGCTATTTCGCAAGTATTGGCGGCCCCCTGCATATCTCCAGCTTCATAAAGCTTTACGGCTTTAAAGAAATAGTCTTGGGATTCTTGAGATACAAGGATTTTGGGTGGTTTAGTTTGTTTTTTCATAGTTTGATTTTACACAAACTACTTGCACACAAATAAATTGTGATGTATAAATACAACATCTGGGTGATTTGCTTATTCCGCCACTGCCCCAGCAGACGATGCAACGATTGGGATAAGCTCTTTTGCATAAGGAGTCCATTATGGGACGTAGTACATTTGAAGGTCCAATTCTGTCTGGTGATCAACGTTTTGGCCCACAACGTGACGTAGGTTATACCCTACTAACACAAGTTTGTTTATTAGACTTTTCTAAAACCACTCCTGGTCAAGCTGGTTACGGCGGCGCTTCTACACAGTATGTAACATCTAACAACATTCCTAACCAACTAGCTACTATCTACACAGCTCAAGCTGGCGCTTATAGTGCTACTGGCCCAACTGTTGCCGCTACTCAACCAACTGCTGATGCTTCTGGTACAACTTACCGTGGCGCAGTATTTTTGATCCCACAAGGTTCATACCTTAAATCTGTTGAGCTTGACTTAGTTGTTAACCCAACTGACGGTTCAAACGCAGCCACTGGCACTTTGGCATTTATTTCTAACGGTTTTGTAACTTCTGCTGCTGGTGCTTCATATTGCAGTATTGCTTCTACTGGTACAACAGTTGGTCGTTCAAGCGCAACATTTAGCGCAACTCAATACGCTAATGCAGTAGCAACTTTGCAAGACGTACAAAATATTCAGCCTGGCCAACAGCCTACATGGTTTAGCCAAATTGTTGTTAACTTGCAAATTTTGAGTTCTGCTTTAACAACGCCTAATGCTGGTAAGTTTAATATTATTGTTAGCTATATCCAACCTGATACAAATATTGGTAATAGCACAACTTACCCTTATGGTAACTTTGACTAATAATCCGATGGGGTACTTCGGTACCCCTTTTTAAAATTTAAGGAGATATTATGTCAGGTGCATGGTCGTTATTAAATTACTTTTCCCCCAACACCCAAACAGGTGCTATGGGTACTCAAACAGCGTCTACTCCATTAACAGGTATTGATGGCGCTGCTCAATTTATTGCTCCACAGCGTTTACGTGACGTTGTAGGTAAGCTCAAAGTTTCACAATCTCAAAATATTTACGATGCCGACTTTGAATATGGCGTTCAACCTTTGCGTTGGGAAAACTTTATCCAAAATATATCGGGCCAAGCTTATATTGCTCAAAACCCTGGTCTAGGTGGGGTATCGATGAACATCGGTGGTGGTAATACTCCTGGCGATATTACAATTCGTCAATCACGTCCTTACCATCGTTACCAGCCCGGCAAAACTTTTTACATGGCTTCTAACGTAAACTTTGGCTCGTCTGTTAGTGGTCAAACACAACGTGTTGGTATATTTGATGATTCCAACGGCATTTTCTTTATGCAAACGGGCGCCGGATATACGCAAAACCCATATTCAATGTATTGTGTAATCCGTTCTGATTCTGGAAGCGTGCCAACAGATCAAGTATTCCCAATGGAATCTTGGAATGGTAACAAAAATATTATTAACGCTCTTGACTGGACTAAAGTCCAGATGATTTGGATGGAGTATGCTTGGTATGGTGCGGGTGCATTACGTTTTGGCGTAGTCATTAATGGCGAGCCTTGGGTGCTGCATCAAGTTGGCACAGGTAATGGAACTGTTTTAGGTACATCACAAGTTAAACCTTGGAGCCGTACTGGTAATCTACCTGTTCGCTACGAACAACGTGATAACGGAAGTTCTGCACAATCTTTAATGACTCACTACGGTGTTTCAGTGTTGATTGAAGGCGGTATTGATAAACAACGTGGTTTTACTTATTCTTATGGTAACTACGCTGCATCGCAAAACCGCACACTA